TGGAAGAAAACAAGGAGCGGAACATCGTCTGGAAGCCCCAGCCGAGGCAGCTGGAATTCATGCGACGGCCTGAGCCGGAGGCGCTTTACGGCGGCGCGGCAGGCGGCGGAAAGAGCGACGCCCTCGTCATCGAGGCGCTGCGGCAGGTGCACATCCCCCACTACCGGGCGCTTATCCTCCGCAAGACCTACCCGCAGCTGTCCGACCTCGTGGACAAGAGCCAGCGCTACTATCTCCGGGCTTTCCCGGAGGCGCAGTACAACGCCACGAGTCATGTGTGGGTCTTCCCCAGCGGGGCGAAGATCTATTTCGGCTCGATGCAGCACACGAAAGACCGGACGAACTATCAGGGCAAGGCCTTCGACTTCATCGGCTTCGATGAGCTGACCCACTTCGAGTGGGAGGAGTACAGCTATATGATGAGCCGCAACCGTCCCACCGGCCCCGGCACACGGGTGTACCTGCGGGCCACCACCAACCCCGGCGGGGTGGGCCACGGCTGGGTCAAGGCAAGGTTCATCACTCCCGCCCCGCCCGGAACCCCCATTGAGGAGGAGTGCACGGTGCAGATGCCGGACGGTACGGAAAAGATGCTCCGGCGGGCGAGGGTGTTCATCCCGTCCAGCGTCTTTGACAACCCTGCCCTGCTGAAGAACGACCCAGGCTATCTGGCCAGCCTCGCAGCCATGCCGGAGGCGGAAAAGCAGGCGCTGCTCTACGGCAGCTGGGACAGCTTTTCCGGGCAGGTGTTCACCGAGTGGCGGAACGACCCGAAGCATTACGAGGACCAGCGCTGGACTCATGTCATCGCGCCCTTTGCCATCCCGAAGCACTGGAAAATCTACCGGGGGTATGACTTCGGCTATTCGAAGCCGTTCTCGGTGGGGTGGTACGCGGCGGACGAGGAGGGGCGGCTCTACCGCATCAAGGAGCTTTACGGCTGCACGGGCCGACCCGACGAGGGAACGCACCTCGACCCGGTGGAACAGGCCCGGCGCATCCGGGAGGCCGAGCAGAACGACCCGATGCTCCGGGGGCGGGTGATCACAGGCATCGCCGACCCGGCCATCTTCGACCAGAGCCGGGGCGAGAGCGTCGCGGATATGCAGGAGAAAAGCCCGAACTTCCTGCATTGGAGGCCCGGCGACCACACCCGTCTGGCGGGCAAGATGCAGTTCCACTACCGGCTGCATTTCGACGAGGAGGGCAGGCCGATGCTGCAGGTGTTCCATACCTGCAAACACTTCATCCGCACCATCCCGAACCTTGTGTACGACGAGAGCAATGTGGAGGACATCGACACCCGGCAGGAGGATCATATCTACGACGAGTGCCGCTATGTGCTGATGGAGAACCCCATCTCGCCGCCCCGGCAGATCGCCGGGCCGACGGTGCGGGATGACCCGCTGGAGCTGCATGGGAGGGCGAGATTTCTGAGGGTGTGAAGGCAAGGCTCTCCCCTTGGGAGAGCTGGCGCGTGAGCGCCTGAGAGGGCAAGGATGCTGACGGTGAAGGCATGGACACAGCGATAAATACGATTTAACAAAAAGACTGCTTATCGCTGTGCGGAGGCTCTCGGGAGACGGGCTTGCCCTCTCCGTCATTGCTTCGCAATGCCACCTCTCCCAAAGGGAGAGGCGTTGGCAGGCCGGGCAGGTCTGAGCTGGACGAGCAAAGCCCGACAGGCAGAAACGGAAGTGCCCTGAGACAGAGGGCAGAAAGGAGTTACATTGGACGAGATGAGAGAAAAGCCGCCCATCGGGCCGGAGGAGGTGGGCGAGGCGGCACAGATCTTGCAGCGGTACAAGGCAGGCAAGGCGGCGCTGGACAAGCGCTTGGTGGATAACGAGCTGTGGTTCCGGATGGGGCACTGGAAGAACTACCAGAACCCCATGATGGAGGGCAAGCCCCAGCCGTCCAGCGGGTGGCTGTTCAACTCCATCGCCAACAAGCACGCTGACGCGATGGACAACTACCCCAGCCCCAACGTCCTGCCCCGGGCCGAGGACGATGAGGCTGCAGCACAGGCGCTTTCCAGCGTTTTGCCCGTAGTGCTGGAACAGGCCGACTACGAGCAGGTGTACAGCGACACATGGTGGCGCAAGCTCAAGCAGGGCACCGGCGTCAAGGGGGTGTTCTGGGACCCGGAGCAGCGGGGCGGCGTGGGCGAGATCAGCATCCGGCCCATGAACCTGCTGATGCTCTACTGGGAGCCGGGCGTGGACGACATTCAGGCGTCGCCCCATTTCTTCTCGCTGAGTCTGGCGGACTCGAACCAGCTGGAAGAGCGCTGGCCTCAGCTGGCAGGGCACACCGCCAGCGTCCTCGATGTGCCCCGCTACATCCACGACGGCGGCCTCGACACCAGCAGCAAGAGCGTCGTGGTGGACTGGTACTACAAAAAGCTCTCGCCGGAGGGCCGGAGCGTGCTGCACTACTGCAAGTTCTGCAACGGCGTGGTGCTCTACGCCAGCGAGAACGACCCGGCACTGGCCGAACGGGGATTCTACGACCACGGCAGGTATCCTTTTGTGTTCGACCCGCTGTTCATGGAGGAGGACAGCCCGGCTGGCTTCGGGTACATCGACGTGATGAAGGAATGCCAGACCGCCATCGACCGGATGAACCACGCCATGGATGAGAACGTCCTGCTCTCGGCCCGGCAGCGGTATGTCCTGAGCGACACAGCAGGGGTCAACGAGGAGGAGCTGACCGACCTGTCCCGAGACATCATCCATGTGGCAGGGCGGCTGAACGACGACAGCTTCCGGCCGATGCAGACGGCGGGACTGCAGGGCAACAGCCTGAGCTACCGCAACAGCCGCATCGAGGAGCTGAAGGAGATCAGCGGCAACCGCGACATGACGCAGGGCGGCACTGCCGGAGGCGTCACGGCGGCTTCGGCCATCGCTGCGTTGCAGGAGGCGGGCAGCAAGCTCAGCCGGGATATGCTCAAGAGCGCTTACCGGGCATTTGCCAAGGAGTGCTACCTCATCATCGAGCTGATGCGGCAGTTCTACGACGAGGAGCGCATCTTCCGCATCACGGGAAAGGGCGGCGAGAGCGAGTTTGTCCGGTTTTCGGGCGAGGTGCTCCGCGCCCGGCCGGCGAAGGTCGTGGGCGGTGTGGAGCTGGGCAGCCGTGAGCCGGTGTTCGACATCGTGGTGAGCGCGGAGAAGAAGTCTACCTTCAGCCGTCTTTCCCAGAATGAGACGGCCAAGGAGTGCTATCAGCTGGGCTTTTTTGCCCCGGCCAACGCCGATGCGGCGCTGGCGGCACTGGAAATGATGGACTTCGAGGGCATTGAGAAGGTGCGCCAGCGGGTGCGGCAGAACGGCACCCTCGCCCGGCAGCTGGCACAGATGCAGGCCCAGATGGCCCGGCTGACGGACCTGCTGGAAGCGCAGGAACAGCCTGCCCCGCCCAAGCTGAGCGGCCCGGCGGAGGAACTGAGCACGGCGGCGATGGCGAGGGCGATGAAGACGCAGAAAGGAGAAATGAGATGATAAAAGTGAACTATACCGAGCTGGACGGCCCGGCAGGCCCCACCTGCCGGTTGGAGGCCTCGGGCCACGCGGGCTATGCCCCCGCCGGGCAGGACATCGTGTGTGCGGGAGCAAGCACCCTGATGCAGACCCTTTGCGCCCTGCTGGCGGGTGAGGAGGGGACAAAGAGCGGCGCATGGGACGAGCCGGACGGCCCGCGTCTGGCGGTGACGGCGGCTGCGCCCCAGAAGCCGTGGGTGGAGGGGGTCTTCGAATTCGCCAAGGCGGGCTTTGCCCTGCTGGCAGAGCGCTACCCGGACCATGTCCGCTTTGCCGACCTGAGCGGCCGGGGCGAACGGTCGATGGTGGACTTGCAGATGTTTGCCTCGGAGGCAGCAGAGGTGACCGCCGCCAGCGGCGGATGCAGGGAGCCGATGCTGGGGCCGCGGTCAGCAGGACATGAGCGCCGCCCAAGGCGCGAAATGGACGCTGGGCACCGCAACCCGGGGAGTGGAATCGCATTGCAGATGTTTGCAGATGGCGGTGAAGGCACTTCCGCCCCCGCCCTCAGCCACGCACAGGCCCAGCAGGCCATCGCCTCCGGCACCATGAGGGCCGACGAGGGCAGCGGGGAGACTCCGGAGGTGCCGGCGCAGACTGCACCGGAAAAGCCGGAAGAGCCGCCTGCACCGCAGGAACGTCCTGCACCGCTCCCGCCTGTCCCGGGCCTGCAGGCGGGAGAGAATGCCGTCCGTGCCCTCCACGCCCGCTGGGCCGCAGAGGAGGCGATGATCCGCCGGGACGTCCCGGGCTTCTCGCTCCGGCAGGAGCTTGCGAACCCCGAAATGCGCCGTCTGATGGAGCTGCCCGGGATGCGGATGGGGGATGCCTACCGTCTGGCCCATTACAGTGATGCGCTGCAGCAGACTGCCCGGACTGTGGAGCAGGGCGTCGTGGAGCGCATCCGCCAGCGGTCGGCCCGCCCGGCGGAGAACGGCACCAGCCCCAGCGGCGCAGCCGTCACCCGCGCCGATGTGGCCAGCATGACCCGCGCCCAGCGTGAGGCACTGGAACGCCGTGCGATGCACGGAGTGAAGATCAGTTTCTGAAGAAAACCTCTCCGATGCAGGAGGGGTCAAAAAGCAAGGAAAAGAAAGGACAAATGACATGAAAAACGACAATATGAAGATGGATCTCCAGCTCTTTGCCGACGCTTCTGCAAGCCTGCAGAACACCACCGGCACCATGACCAAGGAAATGAAGACCTTCTACGAAAAGCGCCTCATCGATCAGGCCGAGCCGCGTCTGGTGCACGATCAGTTCGCGGACTACTACCCCGTGCCCCAGAACGGCGGCAAGACCATCGAGTTCCGCAAGTACGACAGCCTGCCCAAGGCCGACACCCCGCTGACTGAGGGCGTGACCCCCAACGGTCAGGCCCTGAACGTCACCACCATCACCAGCGACCTCCACCAGTATGGCGGCTGGACCCCGCTGACCGATGTTTTGCAGATGACCGCCATCGACAACAATGTGGTGCAGGCGACCCGCGTGCTGGCCAGTCAGGCCGGCCGCACCATGGACAGCATCACCCGCGATGTGCTGGCCGGCGGCACCAATGTCATCTATGCGCCGAAGCTGGGGGAGGACGGCACCGAGACGGCTGTCACCAGCCGCAAAACGCTGGACAAGAGCTGCACCCTGACCCCGAAGCTGTTCTTTCAGGCGGCGGCGCAGCTGGGCGCGATGAATGCTGACCCCATCGGCGACAGCTACATCGCCATCATCCACCCCTATGCGGCCTACGACCTCAAGACCTGCAAGGAGTTCATCGAGGCCCACAAGTACGCCGACCCCGACACCATGTACCGCGGCGAGATCGGCAAGCTGGGCAACATCCGCTTTATCGAGACCAGCGAGGCGAAGATCTGGAAGGACGGCACCTGCCCGACGGGTCTGGCCGTGTTCGGCACTCTGGTGCTGGGCGCCCACGCCTACGGCGTCACCGAGCTGGAAGGCGGCGGTCTGGAGCACATCGTCAAGCAGCTGGGCTACGGCGACGACCCGCTGAACCAGCGCGCTTCCGTGGGCTGGAAGGGGATGCGTGCGGCGGAACGTCTGGTGGAACAGTATATGGTGCGTATTGAGAGCGTGTCCAGCTACTCGGGTACTGCGGCGGCGAATTAAGCCCTCTCAGTCACCTGCGGTGACAGCTCTGCGCTGGACGAGAAAGGCCCGGTAAAAAACAGAAAGGGCGGGCCTCGCTTACAAGGGCAGGCCCGTGGGAAGGAGAAAGCCATGGAAGAAAAGAAGAATGTCCGCATCCGGCTGTTCAAGGACAACAGCCGCTACAAGGGCGACCTGTTCGTCAGCGTCAACGGCGTGAACTACAAGATCCGCCGGGGCGTGGAGGTGGAGGTGCCGCCTGAGGTGGCTGAGGTGCTGGAGCACAGCCAGCAGCAGGATGAGTACACCGCCGCCCGCATCGCTGCAGCAGAGACTGCGGCCCAGTAAGAGAAACGCGGCCCGGCAGAAACGGCAGAGAAAGGCCGCCGCTGCCGGGCTTTTTTGGAAAAAGCGAAAGGAGGCTTTTTATGACGGTAGGAGAAGCGATGGAGCGGGCTGAGGAGCTGCGCCCGGGCAGCCGTGTCGCGGCCCGGACCCGGCAGCGGTGGCTGTGCGAGGTGGACGGGATGCTGCGGGAGCGGTTCTTCCGACCCAGCGGTGCCGACAGCCGGGAGGGCGTGGGGGCAGACCTCGCGTGGGACGATGGCCTGCGGGACGACGATGAGCTGCTGGTGCCGCCGCCCTTCGACAGCCTGTACCCCCACTACCTGTGCGCCATGACCGACGCCGCGCTGGGAGAGAACGACCGCTACGCCGGGGAGCAGGCTCAATATAACAGCATTCTGGCCGAGCTGGCCGGGTGGCTGCGGCGGAACTGCCGGCCCATACGGGGCAGTAGGTGGCGCTGGTGAAGGAGGGATGACAGATGATCCTTGCGAACCGGAACGGCCTGAAGAACACCCGGAATATGCTGCGGGTGTTCGGCGGGCTGAACGAGACGTACAGCTGCACCGAGGCGGAGTACAGCGCGGGCATCAACTTTTCGGCCCGGAACTTCCCGGCCCTGAGCACCCGTCTGCCCCGCCGGAAGCTGCGGGAGACGGCAGAGCTGAACGGGATGTATCACCTGAACGGCCTGCTGATGGTCTGCGGCACCAGACTCATCTACACCCCGGACGACCCCGACGAGCTGGAAGTGACCCTGGAGAACGCGGTGGAGGACGGAAAAAAGGCGCTGGTGGGCATCGGGACAAAAATTCTGATCTTCCCGGACAAGCTGGCCTTCGACACCGTCAGCCGGGAGGTGAGCGCACTGGGGGCGGTGTGGTCAGGGGCGAACGCCAGCGTGGAGTTTGCCCCCTGCGACGCCGAGGGCAGGGTCTACGAGGTGAGCGGCAGCGGCCCTTCGGAGCCGGAAAATCCGAAGGATGGGCAGCTCTTCCTCCGGGTGGAGGACCCGGAGAAGCCATGGAGCAGCGAGAGCACGCTGGAGGTGTACAGCGAGGCGTCGGGTAACTGGTCGGCGGTGGTGCTGGACTGCTGCCGCATTTCGGCCAAGGGCGTCGGCGCAAATTTCCGGGCCGAGGACACCGTAGCCCTCAGCGGCTCGGGCGCAGAGCAGGCCGGGCAGTGGAGCGGGCTGGACGGCGACCGCATCGTCTGCGACGCCAGCGAGGACGCCCTGCGGGTCAAGGCCGACCCCGGCGGCGAGTGGTTCTATGGTCGTCTGACCCGCACCGGCGCAGCGGTGCGGTGGGTGAGTCTGGACGGCAGCGTCAGACGGGAGTTCGTCTCGGCGGAGACGGTGAGGCTGGAGCGCCGGGTGCCGGACATGGACTATCTGACCGAGTGCGACAACCGGATATGGGGCTGTTCCAGCAAGGAGAACGTCATCTACGCCTGCAAGCTGGGCGACCCGTCCAACTGGTTCTCCTACCGGGGCATCGCCGCTGACAGTTATGCTGTGACCGTGGGCAGCGACGGGGCGTTCACCGGCGCGGCCACCTGCATGGGATATGCACTTTTCTTCAAGGAGAATACCCTCCACAAGCTCTATGGCTCCAAGCCCTCGGATTTCCAGCTGAGCAGTCTGCGCTGCCGGGGCGTGGCAAAGGGCGCGGCCCGGAGCCTCTGCGTCATCAACGAGACGCTCTACTATCTCTCGCCCGACGGCGTGATGGCGTGGGATGGAAGCATCCCCACCAAGGCCTCGACGGCCCTCGACCCGGCCCGGCTGCGGAACGTGAAGTCAGCTCTGGGCGGTGCGCTGGACGGGCGGTATTACCTGCATCTCGTGCGGGGCAGCGGCGAAGCCCAGACCGTCCGGCTGCTGGTCTACGACACCGAGCGGGGCTTGTGGCAGGAGGAGGACGTCTGCTCCTACGAGATGACCGGCAGCGGCGGACAGCTCTACCTCTGGGACGGCAAGGCGGTCTGGGCGGCGGATGCGGAGCGGGAGGAGAACTGGCAGCGGGCCGACTGCCTCGAAGAGGGGGTGCGGTTCGAGCTGGTCAGCGGGGACATCGGGCTGGACCGCCCGGAAGAACAGTATCTTTCCCGGCTGACCCTTCGGCTCGAGGCCGAGGCGAAGAGCCGCTTCGAGCTGGCGGTGAGCTATGACGGCGGGGCGTATGCGGCTGGGTTCCTAAATGCAAGAACTGTGATG